AGAATCCAGGATCTAAGTTAAAAACCGCTGTTACTGGCAAAGTAAAGCCAGGAAGTAAAGATGCTAAAAGGCGTAAATCTTTTTGTGCACGATCAGCAGGTCAGATGAAGAAGTTTCCTAAAGCAGCAAAGAATCCTAACAGCAGATTAAGACAAGCTAGAAAAAGATGGAAGTGCTAGATGGCTATTTCTCGCGCTCAAATGAAGAGTCAATTGAAAGGTAACAAAGTGGCATATGAAAGAAAACATTCTTCTCCAATTGTTGAAGCCATTGGTAAATTTGTACGCAAAAGAAAAGCAACAAAGGACTCAGCTAAAGCTAGAAAAGCTAATGAAAAAAAAGTTGCAATGCAAAGAACAATTAGAAGTGCTGAAGCTAAAAGAAAAAAAAGCATTTCTAGAGGTATGGCTCCTCCAAGCATTAGATCTACAGGTGATGACGCTAAAGATCTTAACATAATTCGTATGGGCAAGGGCGGCAAAACTAAAAGTCGTGTAAACGAGGCAGGTAACTATACCAAGCCAGGGATGCGTAAAAGATTATTTAATAGAATAAAGGCAGGTGGAAAAGGTGGAGCACCTGGGCAATGGTCTGCTAGAAAAGCACAAATGCTTGCTTCTGCCTATAAGAAAGCAGGGGGTGGCTATAAAAATTGATGAAAGCATCTAGTAAAAGAAAGCTAAACAAAGTTGTTAAGGGTTTAAGCAAGGCTTCAAAGACACATGCAAAACAAGCTAAAACCTTGAAAGGCATAATAGGGAATGGCAAAGCGAAAAGACCCAAGAGTAGGAACAGGTAAGAAACCAAAAGGTTCTGGGCGCAGGTTATATACTGACGAGAACCCGAAGGATACAGTGAGAATAAAATATGCTACGCCCGCAGATGCAAGGGCAACGGCAGCAAAGGTAAAAAGGATAAATAAACCTTATGCTCGTAAGATACAGATACTGACTGTGATGGAGCAAAGGAGTAAAGTGTCTGGAAAAACAGAGCAAGCAAGGATAGCAAAGAAAGCTAAAGAAGTTTTAAGGAAACAACATGGCGCTAAAAAAGTCGCAAAAAAGTCTTAAAGCATGGACGAAGCAGAAGTGGCGAACTAAAAGTGGCAAGCCTTCTACCCAAGGCCCTAATGCTACTGGTGAACGCTACCTCCCTTCTTCGGCTATTAAGTCTCTTAGCTCTGCTGAGTACGCAGCCACATCACGAGCAAAGCGAAAAGGCAAGGCTTCAGGCAAGCAGTATGTGGCTCAACCTAAGAAAATTGCAAAAAAAACCAAACGACACAGAAGTGTAGTTACATAGGAAATTATCATGGCAGTAGTAACACCAGATCTACCAGAGTTATTTGAAGAAGCTTATGAACGGGCAGGTCTTGAAATGCGTTCAGGCTATGATCTTAGAACGGCTCGAAGGAGTCTAAATATTTTAACATTGGAGTGGCAAAACCGTGGGCTTAATCTCTTCACTATTGAATCTAATACTTTATCCATTACGGCAGGTACTGCGACTTATACGTTACCCGCTGACACTATTGACATCATCGAACACCAAATCCGCACAGGTACAGGCACAGACCAAACAGACACCACCCTCGAAAGAGTCAGTGTCGCAACCTACGCGCAGCAAACAAACAAAAACACGGAAGGTAGGCCGACCCAGATCTACGTCCAAAGGCTCCCGACAGAAACGAAAGTAACTCTTTGGCCTGTACCAGATGGCACAACTACTTATACGTTAGCGTATTTTAGATTAAAAGGCATTGATGGTTTGTCTTCTGGTGTGGGTTCAACAGTTACTTCTGTTCCTCCACGCTTTGTTCCCGCACTTGTTTCTGGACTTGCTTATTACATAGCCATGAAAAAACCAGAGGTAGCTGCTAGAGCTGCTGCTTTAAAACAAGAGTACGAATTTCAATTTGAACTTGCGGCAGGCGAAGACGAAGAAACAGCATCAATTAAGTTTGTTCCTTTTGATACCTTTATGGCAGGTGGTTAATGAGCTACGCAAAAGCTAAATACGCATTTGGTTTCTGTGACAAGACAGGATTTAGATATCCTTTAAAAGATCTTGTACCTGAATATAATAACGGTGTTAAGACAGGATTCCTTGTCGGAAGAGATGTAGTTGATCCCGATCAACCACAGAATTTTCTTGGCAGATTAAAAATAAATGATCCTCAATCCCTTAGAAATCCAAGACCCGATAGATCTTTATTAGAAAGCAGATCTCTTTTTGGATTTGATCCAGTTGGTAATGATGCAGTATTTATGACTGCATTTGTTGGAAGAGTATCTGTTACTATAACAGAAATAGGATCTGTCACAGGGGTATCTTCAACAGCCTCTGTTGGATCTGTTACTATTTCCACAACGACAGCACCAAAATTTGACAGCACATCCATAACATTGGATTCAACATCAGATACATTTGACGAGGGATAAGATATGGCAAAACAAACAGTAGGTATAGGATCATCTGCAAATGACGGAACAGGTGATACTCTTCGAGCGGGTGCGGATAAAATAAATGATAACTTTAATGAGATTTATGCTGCATTAGGTAACAGTTCTAATGTTCTTACTGATATAATTGATTCAAATGGTTTATTTGATGTTAGCTCTGGTGCAAATAAAATTGTATTCTATTATGCAGCTTTAAGTGATCTACCAAGTGCTTCTACATATCATGGCGCTGTGGCGCATGTGCATGCGACTGGGGGATTGTATTTCGCGCATGGTGGGAATTGGATTCGACTCAATGACGAGACAACTGGCCCTGTAACTAAGTATACGGCAGGAGTTAACGGCAATACAGCTTTTACTTTTACTGGCCCTGGCGCTACGTCTGGGGACAACCCAAACTTTACTTTCTATAAAGGTCATACTTATCTTATAGATAATACAGCAAATGTAAGCAGTCACCCTTTGCAGATTAGAACATCTAGTGGTGGATCTGCTTTTACAACAGGTGTCACAGAAAATTATAACTCAACAACAGGATTGACACAATTTATTGTGCCTCATGAACCCTCCGATACATCTCTAGTGTATCAATGTACCAATCATAGTGCTATGGTAGGGAATATAACTATTGTTTAACGCCACAACTGCAAGGAGACTAAAATGGCTATGAAGAAAAAAGGTTACGCCAAAGGTGGCGCAATGAAAAAGAAAGGCTACGCAAAAGGCGGGGCTATGAAGAAGAAGCCAATCGCTATGAAGAAAGGTAGCAAGCTTAGAATGGTAGAGAAAGATGGAAAGAAAGTTCCATTCTTTGCTGCTGATGGCGTGGGTAAAATGAAAAAAGGCGGAGCCACCAAGAAAAAAAGCACAACTAAAAAGAGTGTTGCTAAAAAGAAGATGGGCGGCACAATGAAGAAGAAAGGCATGTCTAAAGGTGGTGCTGTTAAAAAAATGGGCGGCGGCATGATGAAGAAAAAAGGTATGGCTAAAGGAGGAGCCATGAAGAAGAAGGGTTACGCCAAGGGTGGAGCCGTCAAGAAGATGGGTGGCGGTATGATGAAAAAGAAGGGCATAGCTAAGGGTGGAGCTATGAAGAAACAAATTGGTGGTAAAATGAAATCAAAAGGAAGAGCAAGAGGGGGAGTAGCTCGTGGTAGTGGTGCAGCAAGGCCGCAGAAGTTTACTCGCAATGGGTAAGAATGGCATATTTGCAAAGCAATATACCACATTTCAAATGTTGGGTTCGCCGTGAATACACTTGTAATCACGAGCGTTATCATGGCGAGTTCCTTCATGCGATGGCTATTGCAGTAACAACGATGCCTAATAGGTGTCTAAGCTTTCAGGTTATATTTACAGGATCTGAGGCTGATGAAGAAGGTGAAGAAAATGTACACGGTGGTGCAATGTGGGCTAGAATGCCGATAACTGCTTTAGTAGCTGATGAGCCTCTAGAAGATTGGCCCGAACCTATGGCAGTGCATGACGCGCAGCCTTGGGATTGTTCAGCCTACAATCATGCCGTGTATGTTTTAGATAGAGCAACTCCTTGTCCTTGGATAGCTAAGATAGATGGTAACATGTATGCAGCAAAGTATTTATTTACTGTTGATTATGCAGAAAGTGAGATAGCAGATGATCCCGCACAGCATAAACAAAGTCATGTAATGCAGTTGCTTGATGCAGGTGAATGGACAGGTAACGTGGTAGCACTTCCAAATAATCGTGTAAGAGTAACGCATCCTGCATGGTTTGAGACTGGGAAAGGTGCTCCTGATTTTATGCCATCTCAACATATACACTACTCTAAATCTGATTTAGACTACACCTTGGATGTTAACAGAATATTTGATAATATCTACAAAGAGGACAAGTAGATGAATTACACTGAGCTAGTACAGGCAATAAAAGATTATACTGAGAACACAGAAACAACTTTTGTTTCTCAGATACCTACGTTTGTTCGTCAGACTGAAGAAAAAATAAACAGAACAGTTCTTATTCCAGAGTTAAGAAAAAATGTTAATGCTAGTATGACTGCTAATAACAGATTCTTAACAAGACCTTCAGACTTCCTAGCTCCGTTCTCTATTGCTGTAATAGATGGATCAAGTAATTATAATTATCTTTTACCAAAAGATGTAAATTTTATAAGAGAAGCGTTCCCAAATAATACGACTAGTGGGCTACCGAAATACTATGCAGAGTTCGATGGGGATGTTGTTTCTCCTGCAAGTTCGGGCCACTTTCTTCTTGGGCCAACCCCAGATTCTGCCTATCAAGTTCAATTGCACTATTATTTTGACCCCCCTTCTATTGTAACCTCAAGCACCTCGTGGCTTGGTGATAACGCAGAAGAAACGTTACTGTATGGTTCTTTGGTAGAGGCATACATATTTATGAAAGGTGAGCAGGATGTTCTTGGCATGTATCAACAAAGATACAATGACGCTTTAAAACGTCTTATGGTTCTTGGTGAAGGAAGACTAAAACGTGATGACTATCGTGATGGTCAACCAAGAATGGAGTTATAAATGTTTAAAATAGATATAAGTGTACCACAACATGAAAGCTTAGTAGGTATTAATACCACTGCTAATCGTGGTTTTACCCCAGATGAACTTGCGGAACAATGTGTCCAAAAGATCATATCGGTCTCTGATAGCACACACCCAGGTGTTAGAGACCAAGCTCGTGCTTTTTCAAAGCACGTTGAAACGCTTGTCGCAGCTTATATGCGGCAAGCTATTCGATCAGACCGCACCACTGTATGCAATGCAATAAAAGATGCGGGTCATCCCCAACTGGCTGAACTTATAAGGAGACTTTAACATGGCCTTTTCTGGAAACTTTATGTGTACTTCTTTCAAGAAAGAACTTCTTGAGGGTGGTCACGATTTTAAAAACAGCGGTGGAGATACTTTCAAAATCGCACTATATGACAACAACGCTTCATTCACCGCAGCCACTACAGATTACACAACTTCAAACGAAGTGAGTAACTCTGGTTCTTATAGTGCAGGTGGAGGAACACTAACTCGTATTGATCCAACTACAGCTAGTACAACGGCATTTACCGACTTTGCGGATATTACCTTTACATCTGCAACGATCACTGCTCGTGGCGCTTTAATATACAATACCACAGAAGGTGGTGGATCAGGCACATCTAACAGTATTGTTGTTTTGGACTTTGGTTCTGACAAGACATCTACATCAGGTGATTTTCAAATCGCTTTCCCTGCGGCAGGTGCTTCAACGGCTATTATTAGAATCGCTTAAAGTTTATATCTGTGTGTAGGTAACAATGGCAACTACTTTACAGTATCCGTTAAGAATCAAACAGACGCTTACGCAACCTGGAACTGGTACACAAGTTTATGTAACTAATGATACTGCTATTTCAGGTTTTGAAACTTTGAACAGCACTTTATCAGCTACGGGTCAGTGGTTTAGATATACAATTGAGGATGGGACAGCTTACGAGGTTGGAAGTGCATATTGGAACGCATCTGCGAGTTACCCCTCTTTTTATCGATATCCTATTAAGTCATCTAATAGCAATAACAGGATTGATCTTAGCGGTAATGCTGTATTATTTGCTACAACAACCGATTTTGAAGTTTCTCCGAAACAATTGCTTTACGAAGGAACTGTAAGTAGCGGTGATACCTCAGTAAGTCAAAACTTTTATGATTTAGGAAATTCAGGGGTTTACAATACTCAGTTCACAAAGTTTGAGCTTGACATTGATCGACTAACTCCCGCTAATGATGGTCGAATTTACCTTAGAGTCTTAGATTCCACTAGCAGTGTTGTTACTTCCAGTCTTTATCAGGGACAATACTTAGAAGCCTCAGGCAGCACAGAGTATGGAAATAGAACAACTACTTCCGTACATTATTTATCTAGATACTCAAACTGTGGTGGGGCTGCGGGTGAATCAGGTTGGTCAGGCTCTGTGTTTTTTCACCATCATCACGATGAATATGGCTCAGATCAGCATCCCGTAATCAGATCAATCGGTGGGTATATTAATACCTCTACTGATCCAATTACTCATCAAGGATTTACTAACTATTTTAGTTACTCCGATATTTACGGGTTTTATCTTTATCCAAGCGGTACAGGAGGTTTTGCATCTGGTAGTTATAGAGTTTATGGGGTTTTTTGAGGTATTTTAAAATGAGTGAAGAACCAGAAATTTACGTCCCACCAGAACGAACACAGACAGAGGAAGAAGCTCAGTACATAGACCCTGCCGAATTGGAAAGAGTAAAAGCAATAGATGTGCGATGGGAAAGAGATCGGTTACTTAAAGATACTGATTGGTGGGGTGCATCAGATCAGACAATGACACAAGCGCAAACTGATTATAGAAAAGCCTTACGAGATATTCCACAACAATCTGGCTTTCCGTCTGATGTAACGTGGCCTACTAAACCGTGAGAAACGTTAGATGTTAGGTTTTGGTCCACTATCCTCTGCGCCAATATCTGATGATGCTGAAGTAATTTTTGTTTCAGTCACAGGTTTATCTGCTACGAGTGCCTTGGGGTCAGTAAGTGTAAGCACTGATGTATCAGTATCCGTTACAGGTTTATCAGCAACAGGTGCTTTAGGATCAGTAAGTGTAAGCACTGATGTTTCAATATCTGTTACAGGTTTAACGTCTACAAGCGGCTTAGGATCAGTAAGTGTTATTGGAGCGTCTGATACTCCTGCTACAGGTTTATCAGCAACAGCCTCTGTTGGTTCTGTTAGCGTAAGTGCTGACTCCTCTCTTTCTGTTACAGGCTTAGAATCCACTGGTAATTTAAATTCTGTCACTGTAAGTGGACAAGCAGTCGTATCAACAGGCTCACTAGCAGCTCAAGGATTTGTAGGAAGTCTTACTTCTGGTGGTGCAGCCTTTGTCGTTGTCACTGGTTTAGCAGCAACAGGTGAAGTTGGAACGGTCACTGTAGCCGCTGATGCGCTTGTTTCACCTACAGGGCTTTCTGCTACGGGTGAAGTAAACTCTGTTGTTGTTACTCCTCGAATAGTTGTTACCCCGACAGGTTTGGAAGCCACTGGTGGTTTAGGAAGCCCAACAATAACAGGTGATGCAGAGGTTCCTCCAACAGGTTTAGAGGCTACGGGTGAAGTAAATTCTGTAACCGTAACTGCTGATGCGGTTGTTTCTCCTACTGGATTAGGTGCAACAGGTGCTACAGATGATGTAACCGTAACTGCTGACGCAGTTATCTCTCCCACGGGTTTAGCTGCTACAGGTTCTGTGGGTTCAGCCACAGCCACAACTGGTGTGAGTATTTCTGTAACAGGACTTTCTGCAACCAGTGCTTTAAATGATGTTACGATTACAGGTGACGCTGTTGTTTCAGTTACAGGACTTTCTGCAACAGGTGAGGTGACATCTCCAGTAATTTGGGGTAGAATAGTTCCAGACTCAAACAACACTTGGAGTAATATAACACCAAACCCAAGCAATACTTGGAGTGGAATAACGCCGAATCCAAATACAACTTGGAGCGGAGTGACACCAAATCCAAACACTTCTTGGTCTGAGGAAACACCAAGTCCAAATACAACTTGGACGGATATAGCTGCGTAAGGATAAGTAAATGCCAAGTACATATACAACAAATGGTGGTATAGAAAAAATCGCTACAGGCGAACAGTCAGGCACATGGGGCACAACCACTAACCTTAACTTTGATATTATAGACAGACTCCATAGTGGTGTTGGTACGATAGATCTTTCTAGCTCTGGTGCAGCCCATACTTTAACTACTACAGACGGAACATTGTCTGATGGTATGTATAAAGTTCTTGTTTTAAGTGGTGCTACTCAAGCTTGCACGATTACAGTTTCCCCTAATGATGCTCAAAAATTATATTTTGTAGATAACAATTCTGGTCAGGATTGTACTTTTTCTCAAGGATCAGGTGCTAACGTTACAATAGGAAACGGTAAGACTGGGATTATATTTTGTGATGGTGCAGGAGCGAGTGCTGCGGTCAATCAAATTATTGATACTACTTCTCTTTCTGATTTTGGAGTGACAGCGACTTCTGGTGAGCTAAACCTACTTGATGGTTCGGTTGCAGGCACAATTGTAAATAGTAAAGGTGTGATTTATGGAGCTTCTGGTGAAGTAAATGCAACCACTCTTCAGATTGCAGGGACTTCAATTACAGCAACTGCAACTGAATTGAATACTTTAGACGGAGTAAATTCAACCTTAACAGCGGCTGAGTTAAACTATAATGATATTACAACACTGGGTTTAACTGAAGCAAGCAAGACAGTTACGGCAGACGCAAACGGTGTGGTTAGCTTTGACAACGGCACAATAGAAGAAGTTACGAGTGTTACATCTAGCTCAAATGCAGCAACTATAAATTTACGTGACGGTAATATATTTGAGCATGATCTAACAGAGAATGTAACTTATACTTTTAGCAACCCTGCTGCGTCAGGTAGAGCGTCATGTTTTATTCTGAAGGTAATACAAGATAGTTCAGCAAGAACAATAACATGGCCTGGAAGTGTAGACTGGGCTTCTGCAACTGCACCTACACTTACATCAACTAACAACGGTGTAGATGTATTTGGGTTTATAACCATAGATGGCGGTACAACCTATTACGGATTTACGCTTGGTCAAGCAATGGGATAACTTATGACTGTCAGTAAAATTCTTCAAGCAGCGGCAAGTTCGTCAGGTGGGGGTGCAACAGCACTCGATGTTACTGATGTTTTCTCATGTTATCTTTATTATGGAAATGATACTACGCAAGCAATAGTAAACAATATTGACTTCAGCACGCATAAAGGATTGGTCTGGATTAAAAATAGGGGTTTTACTAGAAATGGATCTACAACGGCTGCGGTAAGTCATATGCTTGTAGACACTGTAAGAGGTGCTAGTTATCGGATTCTTTCAAATACAAACAATGGAAATGTTTCAACTTCAACTTACTTTAGTTCATTTAACTCAAATGGTTTCACTGTTGAACAAAACGCATCAGCATACGCAACCAGTGGTGGAGCTGAGGGTGGTTTTAGATACGTTTCTTGGAGTTTTAGACGCGCTCCTAAATTTTTTGATATTCAAACATACACGGGCAACGGGAGTTCACAACAAATCAGTCATAATTTAGGTTCTGTTCCTGGGTCTATATTTGTAAAAAGAGTTGATGCAGGCTCTTCCGTAGATTGGGTTGTATATCATCGTGAAAACAATCTTGGAAGTAATCCGCAAGATTATGCGTTAGCTTTAAATAATTCTAATGGGCGACAAAGCGGTAGTTTCTGGGGGGGAGTAGCACCTACTAACGGATATTTTACGGTGGGTGGTGACAATGCGGTAAACAATAACGGCAGCACATATATAGCTTATTTGTTTGCTCACAATAATAATGACGGGGGGTTTGGCCCGAACGGTGATCAAGATATAATTAAATGTGGAAGTTATGTAGGTAACGGTAGCAACGATGGCACTTCAGTTAATTTAGGGTTTGAGCCACAATGGATTCTTATCAAAAGAAGCGGTAGTGGGACTACTTATACTGGTGACTGGATGATGTTTGATAACATGCGTGGAGTCTCTAGTAAACTTAATGATGCTGTTCTAAGGGCAAATACATCAAACGCTGAAATTGGAAATTTAAATTATATTCGATTTACACCAACAGGTTTTACATTAGAGAGCAGTGCTCAAGATGTAAACTCACAAGTAACAGGTGCGAATTATTTATATATAGCAATAAGACGTGGGCCATTATCACCCTACAACTGCATCAAGTGTTTTTACTGTGGATCAAGGCGATACTACCTCACAAAACCCACAATATACATCTAATTTTATTGTTGATATGGCTTTTGATAGAAATGCTCCTGCTACTAGCGACAACAGATTGAGTGCTAGGCTTATAGAGGGAATATACCTGAAGACAAACTCAAGTACGTATGAATCGGCAGACTCAAGCTTTCTTTTTGATTACATGGATGGTTGGTATAAAGACGCGCAAAATAATAGTTTTTATTCATGGATGTGGAAACGTGCACCCAAATTTTTTGATGTCGTTACTTACGTTGGAACGGGATCAGCTACAACAGTAGCTCATAATCTTGAAGTCGTTCCAGAAATGATGTGGCTTAGAAGAAGAGCAGGTGCAGATTGGATTGTATATCATAAAGATATAGGTAACAATAAATATATAGTATTAAATGAAGCGAATTTCCCAGTATCTTCTTCTACTTATTTTAATAACACAACACCATCCGCAACCACACTCACTGTTGGAACAAATACTTCCGTTAATCAATTTAACCAAGATTACATAGGCTTATTATTCGCAACACTTGCAGGCATATCAAAAGTTGGATCGTACACAGGAAACGGGTCAACATCAGGTCTAACAATTGACTGTGGATTTTCTAATGGCGCAAAGTTTGTTCTTATTAAGGCATATGGTGATAATTCAAATGACGCTCATTGGTATGCTTTTGATTCAGTAAGAGGAATAACAAATGGCCAAGATTGGTGGATTGAGTTGGATACAGACTTTTCAGAACAAAACGTGAGCATATCGGTTAAGCCTGATAATTCTGGGTTTAAAGTTGTAGCTTCAACAACGCCAGGACACGCTACTGTGAACGTAGTAGGTGAAACATACATATTTTATGCGGTTGCAATATAGCCTGTAAGAAAGGATAGTTTTATGGGTGAATTTAGAGAAAGAAAAACAGGCGAAGTAAAAAGCCAAGAAGAATGGAAGCTTAGTTTTTCAAATATGTCTTTGCCACAAGTGTGGGGGGATAGTGTTTGTGATGCTCTTAACATCGATCCAGTGTTAGCAAGCCCTGCTGCTACAACAACCGCGTATCAAACGTCTGTTCGTGATGGGGTAAAGCAAGACAGTGATGGCAATTGGGTAGAAAAATATGTGGCAAAAGATATGTTTGCTACTGATAGCGACAGTACGAAAGAAGAAAAAGAAGCTGCGTACAAAGCTACATTAGATACACAAGTGGCTACTACCAATAGAAACATTAGAAATACAAAGCTTGCAGAAACAGACTTTTATGCTTTGTCAGACGTTACTATGTCAGATGCCATGAAAACATATAGGCAAGCTTTGAGAGACTTGCCGACACATTCTAACTGGCCTAACCTAGGAGATAGCGATTGGCCTTCTAAACCATAAAAGTTCAATTGAACTAATAAGGACTGCAATATGCCGCTTACCAAACTTCAGTTCCAACCAGGGATAAACAAAGAAACAACCTCATATAGTAACGAGGGTGGTTGGTTTGATATGGATAAAGTGCGATTTAGAGCAGGATATCCTGAAAAGATTGGTGGGTGGACAAAGATTGGAACCAAGTCTTTCCTTGGCTCATGTAGAGCACTTCATGCTTGGAGAACAATTGCCTTAGATAATTATGTTGGTGTTGGAACAAGCGAAAAGTATTATATTGAAAGCGGTCAAGGATACTATGACATTACTCCTATAAGGTTAAATCAACCTCCTAACGAAAACATAAGTATTAACGTTGATGGTGTTTCCGCTATAGGCGAAGTTGGTGAAGTAGAAATATCATTAAATCTTGAAGAAGTAACAGGACAGGAGTCTAC